AAGCCGTTGATCCTTGAGCGTTCACCAGCTCGCGAAGCTTGTCATTGAGGACGATCGCCACTGCCTTTGAGGGCTGGTAACCATCTTCCTCATCGCTGTAAAGCTGCCAGTCATCCGCCGTGAAGGTCGGGTAGATGACCTTGCGCATGTTCAGTTGTCCCTTCACTTGCTTCTCCTACGAAAGGTCATGCAGAGAGTTTCCGGAAGCCGCTTGTACATGTAGCAGTGCCCGCCGTCGAGGGGAGTTTGTCCCATGTTCGTTGGGTGGTACAGGCACTCCTTGCACGCCTCGGGATCGGGAGGGTTGTCCCGAAGAGGAGTGGTGAGGATGTCGTAGACCAGCTTCTCGAGGTTGATCATGTGAAAACGTACCAGAAGACCCAGCACATGAGACACCCGCAGATGGCGCCGATCCACCAGGCGACCATGTCCATCTGCTGTTGGCGCCGCTTAAACACGGTCCATGTCCTGAAGCTCGTCGAGACCGAAGAAGTCGAGGATCTGATCTTCAGGCCAGGAGCCGAGATTTTCGGCGATCCAGTTGTAGGGATCGCCAGTCCGCGCCTTCATCACGCCGTACGGCATCTCACCGCTGTTCGCGAAGTGCTCGAACGCAAACTCGAACGCCTTGTCGGTCAGCTCATCGTCGCCAGTTGCCCAGTCGCGGATTGCCGCTTCATCTTCGGGTGCCCACTTGATTTTCATCAGTCCATCCTACAGTCTGCTTCTGCCCTGAACCCATAAGAGCGAAGGATCTTCGCGAACTCTTGGGCGCCTTGATATTTCGCGTCCATCCACTGCGTGGGATGGTTGCTGGGATTCCAAACCATCCAGCCGCCCTCACCGTCCATGGCGGTCTTGCCGATGCCCATCTCCTTGAGGACGGCGATCAGGGGCCCGCGCGCAGGCCGGATACGAACCCAGGCGAAGCCGCAGGGATACCAGACCCCAGGATTTTCATCGATCATCTTGATCGCGCGGTGCTGAGCGGCGTTGACCGCGCGCTCGACTATCTGCTGGATCTCGTCCTTGCTCAGCTTCTTGACGGGTTCTCCGTCGATGTTCATGTCTTCGATCTGCATTAGAAGCTCGGGTTCCGTTCGTTGATGTGACCCTTTACCAGGGACCAGGTACCGCCAGTCATCTTCCAGCAGCCAGAAACACCGCGACGGTAGTAGCGGTTACCAGTCGAGGTTTTGATCTGCAGGGTTTTCGTGATGCGGGTGATCGTGCCGTCGGGGTAGTAGTCCCCGTTGAAGGCGTAGGAGACCTCGTCTCCGACCTTCGGTAGCTCGATGATGTCGAACTGCGGGGAGCAGCCGGGACCTTCATCGCAGCCAACGAACATCCGACCCGTCATCGCGGTCAGGTACTTCGCCAACCCGCAGACTTGTCCATAGGACGTCCAGTCATTGCGGGTCTTCCAGGATTTATCCCAGCTCCCATTCGGAAGCCGGGCAGGGGTGCTCTCGGAGATTTCGACCGGTAGGTCCTTGTTCATCTTGATGTAAAGCATCGCACATCTCCTTCAAGTGTGGCTATTCTAGCACACTGGTCAGGACAAGTAAACTGCTAGTCGTAGATTCTAAAGTGTTCCCGTACCTGTCGGTAGAGAATTTCTTCCTTAGACATCGCCTCGATTTCCCAGGGGCGATTAGAATAGCGAGTAGTCAAGGGATATCTCTTGCCTCGCCAGAGAAAGGATCTCTCCTCTGCCTTCAGCTGTCCCTTGGCGATCTGCTTCACGTGAACCATCTCGTGACCGAACGTCTTGATGAGCTTGAACTTATCAAGCGTGCTGCGGATACGAATGTAGATGTCGTAGCCACGAACGTCAACCACCGCTCCCAGCTCATGAGGACCGTACATCAGCGGGGACTGGTTAAGAAGAACGTTGAGGGTATACTTGCTCTTCGTTAGCCCAAACTTTCTGACGTACCACTTGGCAAGAACCTCGATGAGTTCCTTCTTGGGGCCGGCGCGAAAGAGAAGGTTGACCTTCATACGATCTTTGAGAGGATAATCCCTACAAGCATCGAGAAGAGAACGGTCGCGCCGAGAGTGGCCGCGATCCAGTACGAAATTTCGCAGATCTTCCAGAAGACTTTCACCTGTACACCTTCACGGTAACGTCCTTCGCTTCCTCAGGAGCATCGACAGGAGAGAAGATCCACGCGGTGGGAACTCCCTCAGCATCTGTCTCCATTGAGGTCAGGACAAAGTTCACGACTCGACCTGTACGGTCAGAGTGCATGCTAAAACCGAGATCTAGCCGATCAGGAAAGAGCTGTCGCAGAACACCCATCACGTCGGTGATGCGACCAATGAAAACCCTGTTTTCCTTGTCATACTTGAAGCACCGCGTGCTGTAGATCATGCTCTCAGCGGTAAACACCTTCTTCATCGGCGCTTTCTCCAGGTGTAGTCTGAACCGTCAGGAAGCTTTCCATCCTCTACGATGCCGCCAGGATCTTTCGTTCCTACCTGCCCCTCGAACTCAGAGCACATCGTGATGTGGGATACACCTTCGGTCGCGCGAAGCTCTGAGCACTTAGCGCTGGCAAGACCCAGCTCACCGTCCGTGAACTCTTCGCAGTCGGGAACGAACACCGACGTTCCGTCCCCAAAGACGTCCTCGCGAGTAACCCAGTAAACGATGATGCTCATTTCTTTCCCTTGACCTTTAGATACGCGATAAGCCCGAGCCAGACAACGTACGCGAGCGAGTTGGTGCAAGCCGCCGCGAAGCTCCACTTAAAATTGATGTCCCAATACTGGTAGACACCCCAGAACGCCCACGAGGTGAAGAAGAGGGCGGCGTATGGGCTGTAGCCCTTTAATTCCTGCGCTTTCCAGAGAGCTCGGATGTTCAGGAGAAGAAAGAAGATGCAGCCGAAATTGAAAAACGCGGTGATGATGTCGGTCATGGCTTGATTTTACACCACAATCTTGAGCAAATAAACTGGGACTGCTAAATAGGCGGTCCACTCAAGGAGAACACGATGAACTTTCTTACGTACGATCAAGCACGCCCGATCATTGAGGACGGGGATATTGTTCTCTTCCACCGCCCTTGCACGTGGAAGCACCCAATCGATGCGCTAATCAGCTTTGCCACAGGCTCACCGTTCACCCACTGCAATTTTGCTTTCTGGGTTGAGATCGGCGGGGTCAAGAGGCTCATGGCGGTTGAGGCTCAAGGCGGAACTGCGCGCCGCGTGATCAACGAGAGCTTCTACAAGGACTACGAGATGGTGGTCTTCAAGGGAATAAAGTCCTGGGACTCAATCTCGGCCGACGCTCTCTCGCTGCTAGCAGAGAAGAAGTACAGCTACCTAACCGCTGTTTACTCTGGTCTGCGTGACTTCGCGGTGCAGCACTTTGGGTTGAAGCTCCCTAAGATGCAGCATCCAGGTGAAATTTGCTCTGAGTTCTGCGCTCGCCTTTCAGGCTTCGCGGATGCAGACATCTCTCCTGGCGACCTCTACGACCAACTGTTGACGCTGACGACGCAGAAAACGGCGTGAGCATCCTTCGGGAAGCAGAAGGCGGGATGCTGTTCTTTTGGTGTCCTGGCTGTGATGAGGCGCACGGAGTAAATGTGGGTCCTAACGGATGGACCTGGAACGGCATCTACGATATGCCTACCTTTGCTCCGAGCATTCTTGTTAGAAGTGGCCACTACGCGAGCAGCTTCAAGGATTCATGCTGGTGCACGTACAACGCCGAGCACCCAGATAACCCTACAAGCTTCAAGTGCCGCATCTGCCACTCGTTCGTGACAGGTGGTAAGATACAGTTCCTATCGGACTGCTCTCACCACCTTGCCGGACAAACGGTACCGCTTCCAGACTTCCCTTAGAGGAAGGTAAATGGGACGGGCTGATCGCCGAACTGGTCTAGCGGGACCTCGACATCCGCGTCAGGCGAGATGTTCTCGTACATGACCTTGTGCGCCTTCTCATCGTACGAAGCCACGCGCGCCATAAGCTTCATGATAAGTGACAGCGCCATGATTGAGTCGTCCGTCGCACCGTTCTTGGCTCGGTAGGTTCCACCACTCGAAACGAAGTTGGCAAGCTCGAAGATTAGTTCCGCGGAGTTGATCTTGATCCCATTGCCATTCCCCTTCTCGAGAAGGTTCTTTAGCTGCATGCACGTAACAAGCTTTGACTTGTTCGTGGTGTAGCAGCCCAGGCGGTCCATCGACTCATTGTAAAGGTCCACACCGTCGATGTAGACTCCACCATCAGCTCCTGCGTCGTTCTGGATGAGCGCGACGAGCGCCTCACCAATACCATTGCGCTCGAAGGTCCATATAACTTCTGATCGCCCAGTACCAGATGGGTGCGGCTGTCGAAGCGTGCGCAGGATCCACTTAAGCTTTGCGTAGATCAATGGGAGGTTCACCGTGTTAAGGCGAAGCTCAGCCACCTGCTCCATGCGTGGGAACTCGATAACCTGGATAACCGTAAAGTCGGTACCATTTCCGGTTGCAGGGTCGACGCCAACCATGTAGGTGCGGTGCCGTCCACCGATGTCCGTGGTCCAGAACTTGAAGCCCATGTTCTCGGTAACCGGCTGGCGCGGCTTGAAGTAGGACAGCTTGAGCGAGTCGATAAGCAGAGCATCTGAGGAAATGAACTCACACAGAACTTCCTGGCGGAAACCAACCTCGCCAAGCTCATTGCGCATCTCCTTGAGGTACTCCTCACCGCGGTCTGGGTGGCGGCTCCATGGGAAGAAGACTGGTACGAACATGTTCCCCTCGGCGTTCGCATTAGCGCCGCGCCAGAGAGTCGCGAACAGGTCGGTGTCTCCGTTCGGCGTAGAGGAGATGATCAGCTCACCTCCCGTAGAAAGCGTTGGCTGCAGGGAGCGCCACATCGCGGTCTGGATGCGGTGCGAGATGAACGCCAACTCGTCGAGGTAGAGCTTCGTGATTGCAAGACCTCGACCCGTCTTTTCAGTCGTGGCTTCAGACTTGATACGTGAGCCGTTGTCGAACTCGATGTTGTGCTTGTTGTAGTAGCGGCACCCAGCCTTAAGCCAGTGTGGGAGTTCTTCATACGCGAAGCGGATACGGTCCATGATTTCCATAGCGTGGCCGTTATTCTTCGACGCGATAATGAGTGTCTTGTCCTTGTTGAACATCGCGTACCACAAGAGGTACATCGAGATGGTCTGCGTCTTACCCATCTGACGCGAGATGAGAGCGACGACGCGCTTGTTGTTGTGGACGCAGTGAAGCAGCTCTTCCTGGTAGTCGTAGAGATCGAAAAGGATCTTGCCGCGCTTTGGGTGCTGCAGGTAGACGTAGTGACGGATGAAGTGGACGTAGTCGTACTGACACCGCTTCAATTCTTGGATACGCTCGGGCGTGTACTCGGATTCCGAGTAGGCTCGCTTGATGAACTCATTGGCCATTCTAATGCTCCTTTGCTAGCGGGGACACGTTTGACGTTTTATTTTGGAACCCGCGGTACTTCTATTTACATCAGCCCTTCAGCACATTCGACTTGGGAATGTGGATCTTAAAGGCAGCATCCATCTTCCGGCTGATGGTCATCGTGCGCACAAGCTCCTTCTGATAGAAGGCAATCTGTGATGGTGTTGGTTCAAAGCCGTCCTTGCGGCAGCGCTCTACCTCGGTACGAGTCATGCTGTCGATGACGTCCTTGTAGTGCTCTACGCGCTGGGCGGTCACATTGATCTTCATGCGAACCGGCTTGTTCTCGTCGTTGTGGATAGTGATCTCGTCATTCATGTCGCATCGCCTCCCACATGGATTTGCTGATCATCATTACTGGTCCACCCACCCAAACCTCGGTATTTTCCACGTGCGGCATTGTCGCGGTGGTGTAGCACTTAAAGCCAGTAGACTTAGGACCGTAGGCGCGGTAAACGGTGTCAAGAAACCG